GGCTGGAATTGCAGGAATAGTAGGTATGGTTTTAGGTTCACAAAAAAAATCTCAAGAAGTCAAAGAATTAAAAAAAGTTATAAAGAATTCTAAAAAAGAAGAGGCTAAAGTAGAAAAAGAGATAGTAAGTTTAGAACAAGATAAAGCCACTAATAAAAAAGAAATCACAAAGCTGAAGAGAAGATTAACCGTAGCTAAGAAAAAAACTGTTAAGATGGAAGAAGCCTATGAGGCAGACGATATAGAATCAGCAGAAGATTTTTTAAAAAAGTTTTCCAAAAAGAAATGAGAATGGATATGAAAATATTAAAGTATTTATTAATAACCGGTTTAGTATTGTCTGTGACAGATGGACAAACGATCAAAAAAGATGGCAAGGAAGTAGCATCTTTTACACAGTCTGAAGCACTTGAAATGTTGAAAGCTCGTGATGCTCAATGGAAAGGTAAGTTAGCAAAAGCTGATTCGTTGATAGCATCTAAGAACGTTGTGATCAACGAGTGTGAGAGTCTAGTGGCAGAAATAGAAAAAAATGCTAACGTCGAGTTTGTTTTATCTGAGGCGAAAAGCAGACAAATAAAAATATTAAAAACACGAGATAAAGCCAATGAAGAGATGATAAAGGCTCTTCAACCTAAATGGTATGAAAATCAATACTTATGGTTAGTAATAGGAGTTGTTCTAGGTAAAATCTAATGAGCGACATCAAACAAGCCATCCGTAGAGAGTACCTCAAGTCATCAGATGACCCTATCCACTTTTTACGTAAATATGCAACCATACAACATCCTCAGAAGGGTAAGATCAAATTTGACCTATATGATTTCCAAGAGAGATCACTTCAAGATCTAAGACAGCATGACTATAATATAGTTTTAAAATCTAGGCAGCTTGGAATCAGTACGTTATCTGCAGGTTATGCTCTATGGACGATGTTATTCTTTCAAGATAAAAATATATTAGTAATTGCTAAGGATAAAGACGCTGCTAAGAATCTCGTTACTAAAGTGAGAGTGATGTATAAAAATTTACCCACTTGGTTAAAGACCACAGTGGAGGAAGACAATAAGTTGTCGTTTAGATTGGGTAATGGCTCACAGATAAAAGCTGTTGCTGCTACACCAGAAGCTGGTCGATCAGAAGCATTATCTCTGTTGATACTTGATGAGGCAGCATTTATTGATACAATTGAGACTATATGGACAGCTGCACAACAGACGCTTGCTACGGGTGGAAGATGTATAGTTTTATCGACACCAAACGGTGTTGGAAATTGGTTTCATAAAATGTGGGTTGATGCTATAGAAGGCACAAATGGATTTTCTTTTATAGAATTACCATGGCAAGTTCATCCCGATCGAGACCAATCGTGGAGAGATGAGCAAGATAGAATTTTAGGTCCAACCAAGGCATCTCAAGAATGCGACGCCGACTTTTTAAGTTCAGGTAATTCAGTAGTAGATGCACAGATACTTCAATGGTATAAGGAAACAACTGTAGCTGAGCCAGTAGAACAGGGTGGTGTAGATAAAAACCTTTGGATATGGTCTTATCCAGACTATACAAAGGAATATATAGTTGTTGCTGATGTAGCACGTGGAGATGGAACGGATTATTCAGCCACACAGGTGTTTGAAGTAGATACGATGGATCAAGTAGCTGAATATAAAGGTCAGCTAGGAACTACGGATTTTGGTAACTTTTTGATAGAACTTTCGACTAAATATAATGATGCGTTGCTCGTGATAGAGAATAACAATGTGGGATGGGCAACAATACAAACTGTAATAGATCGGGGTTATAAAAACCTTTTCTATCAATCTAAAGATCTACAGTATATTAATGTTGAGCAACACACTACTAACAGATATAGATCTGAAGATAAAAATCTCATACCTGGTTTTGGAACTTCTGCTAAGACTAGACCATTAGTAATAGCTAAGATGGAAGAATATACAAGAGAAAAATTAGTAAAATTAAAATCAACACGTTTAGTAGAAGAACTTTTTGTATTTATATACAAGAACAACAAACCTCAAGCCATGCAGGGATATAATGATGATTTAGTAATGTCGTATAGCATAGCATTGTGGATAAGGGATACAGCTCTTAGATTAAAATCTGAAAAAGATGCTTTGCAAAAAGCTACAATGAATTCTATCTTAAATTCAAATCAAGGGCATGATGCTGGATTCAGTAATAGAACATCTCCTGCGGGAAAGGAAAATCCATGGGAGCAAAATATTAAGGGACAAAAAGAAAGTCTCGATTGGTTATTATAAATAGGATATTAAATGGCACAAGAAAAAGAAAACATTTTACAACGACTAGGAAATTTACTACAAAGTAATATAGTTATACGAAAAACTGGTGATAATCGACTAGTTGTAAAAGATTTAGACTTTAATCAAAGTGGATTACTTAGCAATTTTGTAGATCGATACAGCAAGATCATGGGGGGCAGTGGTTTTGGTTCACAATATTCTGCAATGCAAAATAGCAGGAATGCATATGAAGTAGCCCGGACAGAATTATTTAGAGAATATGAGCTCATGGACTCCGATCCTATAATCAGTAGTGCTTTGGATATTTACTGCGACGAATCTACAATTGATAATATTAGTGGTGAGATACTAACCATCCAAACAGACAATGGTAAACTCCATTCAGTACTTCATAATTTATTCTATGATATATTGAACATAGAGTTTAATTTATGGTCGTGGATGAGAAATTTAGTAAAGTATGGAGATTTTTTCCTATTAATGGATATAATGGACAAGTATGGTGTAGTGAATGTTAAGCCATTATCACCTTATGAAGTCAGAAGGTTGGAAGATCACGATCCAGAGAGTCCTAAAAAAATTAACTTTGAAATAACTGGAGATGAATCTTCTAGAAGACCTAATTCAGCTAAACCTAAAATGTATGAGAATTATGAAATAGCTCATTTTAGATTGCTCAGTGATAGTAATTTTTTACCATATGGTAAATCTATGTTGGAGGGAGGTAGAAGAGTTTGGAAACAATTGTCTCTTATGGAAGATGCCATGTTAATTCATAGGATTATGAGAGCTCCTGAAAAGAGGGTATTCAAGTTAGATATTGGTAATATACCACCTAATGAAGTTGATAATTTTATGCAAAAGATTATTAACAAAATGAAAAAAATACCCGTTATAGATCAAAATACAGGTGAATATAATTTAAGATATAACATGGAGTCCGTAACTGAAGATTACTTTTTGCCAGTTAGAGGAGGAGACTCAGGTACGGAAATTGAAACTCTACCAGGTTTATCTAATGATGCAGCTATAGATGATATAGAATATTTAAAAAATAAATTAATGGCATCATTGAAAGTTCCAAAGGCTTTTCTTGGTTATGATGAGAGTATAGGCAGTAAGGCTACTCTGGCAGCTGAAGATGTTAGATTTGCACGTACTATAGAGAGGTTACAAAAGATAGTAGTCTCTGAACTTTCCAAGATTGCAATAGTGCATCTGTATGCTCAGGGCTTTGAAGATGCTGAATTACTAGACTTTAATCTTGAACTACAAAACCCTTCTATGATTCATGAACAAGAAAAGTTAGAATTAATGGAAAGACAAATACAGATAGCTCAGGCAGCAATGGACAATAAACTATTTAGTCGTGATTGGGTTTACGATAATATATTTGATATGAATCAACAAGACAAATCTGATATTTTTGAAGGCGTCATAAACGATCAAAAACAAGCATTTAGAATGGATCAAATAGAAGCTGAGGGTAATGATCCTGCAGAAACTGGAGCTGCTGCTGACGATATAGAAGAAGAAACCGGAGACTGGGGCGGATCTGAAAAAGGTCCTGGATACGATAGCGGTGACAATAGGGGTAGATCATCAGCACAAGATCTCAAGGATGCAACCAAGTATGAACGACAAAGTATGGGAGCTAGAGAGTTCAAAGGGGGCTCGCCTCTTGCTATGAGCAAAGGTGCTACAGCAGTTAAGTCTGAAGGCTTACTGCAACAGTTGAAGGAAAAGTTTAAAACATCAACTAGCTCACAGGGTTTGCTGAACGAACAAATTCTTTTAGAGGATGAAAACGATGTTTGATTACTACTTATATATGAAATACTGTATACACAGCAACTGGGGACTTATACATGAAATCTAAAAAAGTCAAGCACAACAAGCTAAAAAACACAGGATTACTCTTTGAGTTCCTGGTCAGACAAATTACAGCGGATGTGCTCAACAAGACTTCCAAGAGTCCGGCTTTATCTATTACCAAGAACTATTTTAACGCTAAGACTGAAGTTAGTAAAGAACGAACACTATACAACATGATAGTTAATCAAAAATACAAAACGGATAAGCAGGCTCAATTTTTTATTAATGAAGTAAACACTTCATTTAAACAACTTAATCGAAGTAAACTCCGAAAGGAAAAGTATCAATTAGTTAAAGATATACAGAAGAATTACAATTTACAAGAGTTCTTGTCTTCAGGTATACCTAACTATAAAAGTTACGCATCAGCTTATAAATTATTTGAATATGGTGATAAGTTGAATCCTGAAGAAAAAACAGAAACTCATTTCAATTTAGTTGAAAATATAACATCAGCTCCTGAAGTAAATTTAAACGACTCGGTTGGTAAAAAGCTACAATCTAGTGACGAGCTCAGGGTATTGACGTATAAGATATTGTTAGAAAGATTCAATGCTAAGTATCAATATCTTAATGGCAAACAAAAGCACCTACTCAAAGAATACATTAATAACGTATCAAATACAAATTCACTAAAGGAATTTATAAACAGTTGTGTTAGCAATTTGAAAAAATCATTAAACGAACATATTTCAAAGGTAGATCACAAAATAACAAAAATTAAGCTACGAGAAGCTGTAAATAGTATAGATAAATTTTGTGGACCAAATGAGAAAAAGTTGGTTGCGGATAGTTCTGTTTTACAAGTAATGCGATATTATGAATTAGAAAAGGAACTCATACGACGTGACAGAGGCGCAAAAAGAAAAAGTTAAAGACCTCATACGAGGCTATCTACAACCTGATTTGGAGGAGATATCAACTACTGCGGATGTTCCTGGCTACAGCACACCGTATGCTTTTAGTAAAAGTAAGTCGGATAAAAAGAAAAGATTAAAGCCATATCTAAAGGCTACGGGATACAAATTAGCTGAAGATTTGGATAACCAAGATTTAAAACAGGTGCGAGACATGATCCGAAAGGAAGTAGCATCAATACTTAGAGACATATGGATTAAACGTGGGG